AGTTAATGCTAGAGATCTTCTTTTCTTGTTCTCTAAAGAACGTGTTGAGACTGGCCGCATTTACCTGATGAATGTTGACCATGCTAACTCTCATGGTTCTTGGACTGAACAAGTTGATACTGCTAACCTCTGCTTGGAAGTTAACCATCCTTTGACTGCAATCAAAGACGTTAATGATAAAGACGGCGAAATCGGCGTCTGCATCCTTTCTGCCGTTAATCTTCTGGAAATCTCGGAAGATGAAATGGAATCGGTATGCGATGTTATCGTTCGTATGCTTGAGGAATTGATCGACCACCAAAACTACTTTGTTCCTGCTGCCGAAAACTTTGCCAAGAAACGTCGCAGTCTTGGTGTTGGCGTGACCAATTTGGCCGCTTGGTTAGCCAAGCGCGAAATGAAGTATTTCGACAAGCAAGCCCCTAACAAGGTAGCTGCGCTTATGGAGTCCATTAGCTACAACCTTATCAAAGCTTCTGTTGAAGTCGCTAAAGAAAAAGGTAAGTGCGAGAAGTTCCATCTGACCAAATTCTCTCAAGGCATTTTGCCGATTGACACTTACTGCAAGAACGTTGATGAGTTCGTTACAGAAAAGCTTCACTTTGATTGGGAAGGTCTTCGTAAAGAAATCGCCCAACACGGTATGCGTCACAGCACTTTGACGGCGATTATGCCTGTTGAATCTAGCTCTGTAATTCAGTCTTCGACAAACGGCATTGAGCCTCCTCGATCTCTGATCTCGTTTAAGCGTTCCAAAGCTGGAGTAATGTCTGTTGTGGTTCCGAATATCAAGGAGCACAAACAGCACTACACAATCGCTTCTGAAATGCCAAGTAACGACGGTTATCTTAAAGTTGCCGCCGCAATTCAAAAGTTCGTTGATATGAGTATGTCAACTAACCTGTATTATAATACAGCAGCTTATCCAAATAAAGTTCCGCCACAAACAGAACTTGTCCGTGATATTCTCCTCGCTTATAAATACGGCATCAAAAATCTTTATTACACAAACACATTCGATGGCGACACGCAAACTGTGCTTGGTTCAGCCACCGAAGTTAAAAAAGTAGAACCAGAACCAGAACCAGAAGAAGTAGATAACTGCTCCAGTGGAGCTTGCACCCTATAAAAAATGAAAACAGTATTAAACACCGTAAACACAGATTCTCTTAAACAGCCAATCTTCCTTGGCGAAGATTTAGCTATTCAGCGTTATGACCGCTTGAAGTATCCAAAGTTCTATGATCTATACGACCAACAGATGAACTTCTTCTGGCGTCCACAAGAAATCAATCTGACTAAAGATTCTGCTGACTATAAGAATTTGTCTCCAGAAGAACGCTTTGTCTTCGATAGCAATCTCCGTTTTCAAACCATGACGGACTCTATGCTTTCTCGCAGCATCAATTCTCTTGCTGATTATGTCAGTAATCCAGAACTTGAAATCTGCATGAATGTATGGTCTTTCTTTGAAACTGTTCATAGCAACAGCTATACTTACATTCTTCAAAACGTTCATCCAGATGCGACCAAGTTCTTCGACTCCATCTTAGAAGATAAGGAGATTGTTAAACGCGCAGAAGCTATCTCTAGCCGCTATGACGCTCTCTTGAATACCAAGAGCGAAGACCCAAAGCAACAGATTTTTGACGCTCTGTTGGCTACTCAAATCACCGAAGGTCTTACTTTCTATGTTTCGTTTGCTTGCTCGTTTTATTTCGGCTATCGCGGCAAGATGGAAGGGAACGCTAAGATCATTAACTTGATTTCTAGAGATGAAAATCTCCACGTCGCTATTACTCAAAATATCTTTAAGATTCTCCGTGATAATCCAAAAGAAGGCTTTCAAGAAATCGTAAAGAAGAATGAAGATCGCGTTTACGAAGCGTATCGTATGGCGGTAGATGCTGAAAAAGAATGGGCCGATTATCTTTTCTCTCGCGGCAACTTGATTGGACTCACTTCTGATTCGCTCAAGAACTACGTTGAGTGGCTTGCTGATAGCCGCTTAACTTCTATGGGCTACAAGAAAATCTACAACGTTAAAGGCAATCCTCTTTCTGGATGGTTGGATAGCTTCTACGACAGCAAGAAGATTCAAGTGGCTCCACAAGAAACAGAAATCTCGTCCTACGTTAAAGGCGTAGATAACAAGATGGATGAATCTGTGTTCCAGATGAATCTTTAATCTAAGTAGAGGTTATCGCCTCTTGAGTCAATCCATTCATCTCCTATTCTCATAATCTCGGTTCTTTCACCGGGTTTGAGAATAGTTATTGTTTCGCCACCAGCGGAACCAGCAGCAGAGGACGTTTTTATATAAATGTCCTCTTTTCCGTTATTCATCATGTTGTATGAGGAGCCTTCTTCTAAATCTTCTGGAAGTGTTACTGTGGATTTAGTTTGCGCTTTCATATTCAAAAGTGAACTTGTTTCACTCTCTGTTAAGGCGACAACTTCTTCAACTCTCTTGACTGTTCCAGCTGTAGTTCCGCTGTAACTTTCGCCAGAATATTTAAATTCTGTACCGATAACGTATTGAGTTGGCGCTCCTAAAGTCGTCCAGTTAACATTCACTCCAAAGGTAACGATTTTAAATTTCAAACCTTTATTGCTGGCTTGAGCAGCAGGAGTTGACGCTATTTGATTTACTGGTATTACGTCGTTTTGATCAGCTCCTCCATTCAAACGCAATTCAACGGGCTTTGCGACTGGAGCCTTATCAGCTTTATCTTCTAGATAGCCGCTAACAACAGGAGACATAGCTCCTTTGCCAAAATCATCGTAAGGTTGGAATTTAAAATAATACCATTTCTTTCTTTCGATAGTTGAACTAGAAAGTCTTATAGTATTTGAATAAGCTCTTGTTTCGTTAAGACCTTGTTCTTTGTGAAGATTCGTAAAATCGGTTGTGTCTGGCGTAAAGCCAACAGTGTCTCCGCTATATATATCTACTTTATATACGTCTTTATTTGACGTTGGAGAATAGCAGTTGAATACTAACTCATTATATGAAACAGCTTCTGGAAATACTGTGATATGCAATCCAGAGAATCCTACTTTGTTATTTGGTACTTGATTTAAATCAGCATCGCCAAATGTTCCATCGTTTAATTTGAACAATTCGCGCCCTTCATTAAGTCCGTACTGGCTATAATGCTCTTGGCCCCAAACTTCTTTTGATTTGTTAGTTTGCGCGATATTATTATCGTAGTATTTGACTAAATCTTCGTAGTAATTGACGTAAGCAGTATAATCTGGATCAGATCCTCTATAATTAATTGTGACGCCATTGCCAACTGGTTTTGCGTAAACATCTCTAACAGAACCTTCTGCAAATCCGTTAAATCCATCAGCTGATTTAAACGCTTCTACAATATTTTCATACGCAATTTCTCCTGTTTCACTTCTAATTAATAGAGAATCAGATCCTCTGATTCCAGAACCAGTGATTACGTTATCGTAACCGCTATTCCATACAGCTAATTTGACTCCATCTACGTTACCGAAGAAACCAGACAATACATAATAAGGAGAATCTTGGAAAGAATCAATAACATCAATCTTGCTATATTCTGGTAATACGTTAAAAGAATTAAATCTTCCGTAGCTATCTAGACCGTTAACGCCTTCAACTGTTACTCTCAATGAAAGATTTCTTGTAGGAACAACGTTCTTGTAATTAACTGTTTCTCTACTTATTAATCTCTTGTTTGTGTCTTGGTCGATTCTATAAGATAATCCTTGATAATTTTCTACACTGTCTAATACGTTGCCGCCTTGATCTAAAACTTCAACTTTAACTTTTGGCGGGAACGATATAAAAGGATTGTTACGCATTTTTTCCACAGTTGAGATTACTCCGCCTGTTGGATCAATATACTTCCATCTGAATGTTACGTCAGAAGATGTAAAGTTACCTTGTCCATATCCAACTAGTTCTTCTGGTTCAGCTGGATCGTCTTCTCTTGGATACCAAATAACATTATAGTCCAAACTCTTTATATCAGCAGTATCTACTTTCATTCCAGTTACAAGTAGTCTATCTACTGTATAATTATCTTCTTGATAATTAACTACCAAAGTAGGCGTAGGAAGAACATGAAATGTTTTTGAAGCCGCAGAATTAGATAAGAATTTATATGGCGCTTTTCCTTGTGCGTAAACATCAATGTCGTATTGACCATAAATATCGTTAATAGGAATACCTGTACTTAAAGCTGTTTTTGGAACAAAGAAAAACTCAGTTAAAGCTGAATCATGTTCTGTTGAGTAATCTGGTCTGCTTACATATATCTTATACCCAGTAAAATCAGCAAGATCAGTTGTTGTAGCAGTCCAAGATAATGAAATACCTGTTCCTCCATGAACACCATTATAAAGTAAATTGCTTGGCGCTTCTGGTTTTAAAACAATATCATAAGGTGATTTTACATAGATAGTAGATGAAGTATCATCAATTTCTCTTTCTACATAATCTTCTTTGTTTGGATGGTATTCTAATCCAACAATACCGTAAAGATTAGCCTCTTCTTCTTTTGTGGCGATTGTCTTATAGAATTTAGGCTCAACGCCAGAGCCACTCAAGACATAAAGACTACCGGGTTCTAATGAACTTAAGTTTTGTGGGCTTGTGCTTAAATCTAAGTTATAGAATCCAATTGGATAGCCAGTTCCATAAATCAATCCACTGTAACCAATTCCATCAATTTCGGCCAAGTTTCGTAAATCAGTTTGACCTAATGGACCGGGTCCTTCGTACATTTCAATTCCGATAGAATTAAACGCATCTACAACATGAGCTGTGGTTAAAGTTTCTGAAACTGCAACTTTAGTTGCGCCAAAAAAGTCTTTCGGGAAACCAACCGTAGAATATCCTAAGTTACTTCCTAGCGACCATTTTGAAAAAGTGGGACTAGCTGACAAATAATCATCAGTAAAACTAGCAGATGAAACATGATCTACTTTTGCGTAGTATGGTTTTGAATCTACTTGAACATAAGCTCCTCTTTTATAAGTGGTACCAGTTTTCCAAGATTGAAAACTAGATTGCTGTTGATTGCCTACGTCAGCTTGAATGATTGTGTAGTAAGGCTGAAGCTTGCTCATTGCGAGCAAATCTCTGTATATAAATTTAATGCTTCCAATATCGTTTAAGGTCTTGGACGCTCTTTCTAAGATTCTGGTGCCGCCTTTAATTAATGCCGCGCAATATCCAAATGCAGAAGAAGAACCGTTATGCGATTTTCCAATTTTGAACACTTCTGTTGCTGCGTAAGTATTCCAAGTGGAGCTTGGAGAGAATGAATTACTTATTTGAGAACCATTAGAAAATACAATAACAACGTCGCCATTTGAAGCACCTGTAAATACAGCGTTTGACCATAAATCATTCAGCGAAGAAATCGCTGATCCCGTAATTAAAGCTCCAGCAGAACTTAATCTTACTGCTCTAATTTCAGAACTAGCTGTAGCTACTGAAGAATTATTTACTGTAATCGCACTCGCCGTACCAATTCCATAAGAAACAACTCCAGTCCAAGTTGCTACTGAGCCAACAACTTGACCATAGGTTGCATCTCCAACCGTATCTAGATCGACTTCTAAGCTAGAGAATACGCCAGATATATTGCTAAAGGTTAAAGAATCCCATCTTGGATTTCCAGAAGCGACTGTATTAGCTGGAAATTGATAAGGAATTCCGCTTAAAACTGTTTGTCCTTGAGTTGGATCTCCTCCAGCTCCTGATAGTCTTCCTTCGATTGCATGAACATCAACGATTGCAGACTTCAGTAAAAATTCGCCTGTAACGGTAATTACAGAACCGTATCCAGCATTATTGTAGCCAGATATGTTCAGTTTCTTTACCTGAGTTTGGCGTCTAGCTCTAATTTGCTCAAGCGTTCCTGTGAACCCTCCATCTGCGCCTGTCAAAGCGTTCAGGTCTGAAACAGCATAATTTCCAGATGGAATGTGAACATAGATTCCAGAATCCAAACCATCTTTAAACTCGCCATCAACTTTGATTGTTGAAGCATTAGCATCAACCTCCAAGATGCGCCCGAATGTTCTTGCGACGTTTCTAATCTCGTCGCTTACGGTGAACAAGTCGCCGGGTTGAAGATAAGCCGCTTCCAAGCCTCCAACGAAGCTAACCGTATCAACCTCAAATATAGATGTGCTAATGACGTATCTGCCAATTCTTTTTGCTTCTGATCTAGAAGTGCAACCAGCAGCGTTAATTTTAAATGGATTTAAACCATACTTTCTGATGCCATCAGTGTCTTCGATATACTCTATTTTTGTTTTATAAGAATCATATCTATCGTTATACGTCACTTCAACAGAAGTGTAACGCATATTTCTAGCTGTTTCTGTATAATTGAACACTCCGTCTTTAACAGAAGAGTTGCTGAAATTCATTAGCTGTTCTTTTGGTCTATCAACAAAGAACGAGAATCCTTCTGTGTTCCAAAATACAATGCCTTTAAAGATCGCGGCAATATCTTTCAAGATGTTGTAGGCTTGATCTTTGTTGTAGAAGATGATGTTACAAGTGTATCTTGGCTCTAATCCGCCTTGACCGTCTGGCACGCCTTTGAATCTTCCGTCGTCGTCAACAGCATCGCAATAACGCCCAATATCATAAAGGTTCCATTTATCAACAGAAGATGAATCAATGTAATTGCCTAAACCATAATTCGGATCAGTGATAATATCATATAAAATCCAAGCTGGATTATCTGTCCAGCCAATTTTAAATGTTCCATCCCAATTTCCGTAGTAAATCTTGTTGCTATCGTAGAAGTTAGAGTCGCAGAACTGACTTAGCTTAGAGTCAGAATCGTGAATCATACAGAACTTTCCGCCGCCAGTATCTTCTGACAGCTCTCTCAAAGTTCTTGTACCAGTAAAATCCGAATCGCTATGAAGATAATAGAAATTAATGCAGTTCTCTCTAGCGTGAGACAACAATGTATCATATGTCTCTGGAGACATCACTTCTGGAACTGTACCAGAAAAATATACCACTTTTCTTACAGTGTTAGTCCAAAGACGCTTAGTTACATTAGATTCAGAGGCTTTACCAACTTGATCGCTAATACTAAACTGACTCTTTCTCAAAAAGAAATTCGCAATAATAGTTTCAGCAATATTTTCTGCGGCTACTGATATTGGAGATGAGCTTAACGCATCAAATAACTTTTTGTACAAATTAGTTTGATTCGCTCCAACAGAATCTGGAGTCTCTACTTCTGTGAATGTTTCATCTCCAAGATAAGCGCCAAAATAAGATACTGTATCTTGTGTTGACTCATTAATTACATAAGACCCACTAGCTTTTGTTTCCCAAATCGAGAATCTTACATACTTATATCCAGAAATGATTTTCGCAATCATATCCTTTAAGTTTCTCTTTAAAAGAGAGCGAGTAGCAAAATCCATGTTCTGATCGACCATGAATACAACGTCCAAGTCGTTTGGATTTCCGTCGTAATCTGGATTAGCGTAAACGTAACGGCGATCTAATCCATTTCCACCTAAAGGATAATAGTTAGAAGGAATCTTAACCTTCTTCATCTTTACGTCATATTCTCTTTTTGGAGGACTAGAGAATGTTCTTGAATCAAACTTTAATCCAGCGTGAGCCGTCATTGGATACGAAAAACTTCTATCAACAATTTCAATTACAGACTCTACGCTAAGATCTCTTTTAACTAATGGAGAAATAGTTTCTGCGGTAAGTTTCTCAATAGTTAAGTATCTATCTCTGCCATTGAACGAATCAGGCAATATAATCTCTTCGTTATCAGCAGCTATAGATACTGATACTGGATCAACTGGTCCATTTCCTCCGCCTTGACTATTAGGATCGTTTGGGTCGATTGGTTCTGACATAAATTATTATATTTTATTATGCTGTTATTGCAAATGTTCTAATGTTGTTTGTTGCGTTTTGCCCAGTAGCCGTTAAAACTACCATAGAATTATCTGGTGAAGTCGCATTTACATATACAGAATGAAGTCCAACAGCTAACTTTGATGTAATTTCGGCTGGAATAGTAAAACTGAATACTCCAGTAGTTGAATTTATCTGAGTCGCTGTCGCCTCTACTTGATAAGCTGGGTAAGTTGAAGTTGTTCTCGCTACATCTATTTGAGCAATTACTTTTATAGCTGGCATTACTGTATTGTTTGTTCCATCGGATAACAAATAAGTTGCCGTTCCGGTAATTGTAATGGTATCTCCTTTTGCGTAGGTCACACTAGCTAATTCATTAAATGTTTTAGCCGTTCCAGCTCCAGTTCCTACTGAACTAGCAGTATAGTTTAATCTATTAACTGCTTTTGGAACATAGTCGATCATCTTTCTTTTTGTCAAAAAATTAATCAAAGACAAAACGCTAGAGTAGTTTCTAGGTTTAATCTTTAACGCTTTATCTTCTTGAGCTGTTCTTATGATAGGCATTGGTTATAATTTTAATCGTTATTGATTATTTCTACAGCATCATTTTTCGCTTTTGTTTCTGTAGCTGGATTGCTTCCTGCGTTTACTGATACTGTCGCTCCGTTGTTTCTGTTTACTAACGGATTAGAAGAGCTTGCCGCAACAGTAGATGTTGTTGGCGCTTGCGTATAACTTGTGCTTCCATTTCCAATCATATAAGCCCAAGGACTCTGAACTAAGCCTGAAATCGGGATTCGTTTTGAAGAGTAATTAGGACTTCCTTCTACGCCCCATTTAAATATTAAATCTAAAC